TTCAGGAGGCGGAGTTCGTAGTCAGGTATCCGGCGGAGGTGAGCGGAGCAGAATACAGAAAGCTCAAGGATGTTGATGCGGGGACCCGTGTGCACTATCTGGTTATTGGGCGTGGATGCCTGAACGACTCTTTTCTCATCCATGAGTTCTGCCATGCCGTTACCGGAACCAGACACTCGGATGTCCATGGTCCGGTGTTTGCTGGAATCCTGATGTTTCTGTATGGTAAGATCAGAGGACCGTACCTGGCCAGGAAGTTGAAGGAGGCATTCGAGACACACGTAGTTGCATGGGACAAGTTCCCGAAGGAGTAGGAATGCCGTACGCAGTAAAGACTTATACGACCCCACTGTGGGGAGACCGAAGAAAGACGCTCAAGCTGGGATATGTCAACCAGGGGGCTGTATTCGCTGTCAATGACTTCTATCCTAAAGACGCGGCCCTGGCCGACACCATGCTGCATACCCAGGAAGTTGAAGCCATCTCAAAGGACGGCGAGAGCATTGTATCGGCTGGCTGGATCGAGGGCAAGAACATCGAGCAAGTGACAGACGCGGAAGTCATTGTCGGTCCGCCGACTCCGTCAGCTGACTTGGTAACCGAGGCCGAGCTTGGGAGAGCTGTCTATACCATCCTTCGTGCCCTCAGGGATGTGCTTGAGGCATGAGAGAGTTCACGCCAGCCCCAAAGCCTGGTCCCAAACGTAAGGGTAGAGCCGTGAGGAGAAACAAGGAAGTCGCAGAGGCGGCACGACGCAGAGACGGAGCATGTCTGTACGGAATTTTGTACAGAGATGGCTGTGTCCCGGGCTATGCCCCTCACCACATCACAAGCTTTGGTTCTGATCCTACTCAGGATGTTCTGGAGAACCTCATCTGCCTGTGCCAGAAGCACCATGACATGGCCGGGGCAAGGGAGATTCCGGATATCACCCTGAGAGGAATTCTGTATCACTTCTACGGCTATGGGCCGAAGGAAGAGGTTGTTGCCGTGCTGGACGACATGAAGAAGTCGGCCGGCGAGTATGGCCTGACCTCCATCTTCGAGCTCGAGCCGAGGAAGCTAATCTTCAAGGCGGTCGGGTTTGTCAGCAGATTCTCCAGGGAGTACTCGTGGACAGAGGTTATGTCCGGCGGCTTCCTGCAGATATTCGACGCCGATCTGGCCGATTCGCAAAGGGTGGTTGGATATGAGTAAACTCAGAGGCATGGGAGCAGAGCTCTCAGCCGGTGTGATGTTCTCCCCTCAGCAGGAGAAGTCGCGCCTTCTTGTCGAGAACACGCGCATCGCTCTCGACACAATTCGGAAGACGTCAGAGGCCTTCGGCCTCGAGGCCAAGATCATCAAGCATCCGAGCCGGGTGTACGAGATTCACTTTACCAGGGGCGAGGAGAAGCTCGGAAGACGGAGTCTAACGGCTGATGAGATTGAGAAGTACGGCGGCAGAACGGCCGGGGCCAGAATCGTCGAGGACATCTGCAGATACCTCGACATCAAGTTCTCATGGGACAAGGTTCCTGAGTTTTCGGCGCCGGAACCACGTGGAAGAGTAGACGTCGTCCATGGACCGGACGAGGTCAAGCCGCAGATCATCCCGGAGCCAAGGCAGGAAATCAACGTCGAAGATGAGAAGGCCTGGAAGCCGGACTGGACAGTACGCCAGCTCAAGGATTGGTCAGCCGCCCAGGGCAAGGTTGTCCCGGCCACAGTCAAGCGCAAGGGCGATGTTCTGGAGTGGCTAGCGAATGAGTATCCTGACGGAGGCTGATGAGCAGCTTCTTGTAGCTGCTCTCAGGGAGAATGGTGGGTTCAGCCTTGCCAGCAAGTGGTATCTTGGCGGAACCGAGCCCCTCCCAAAGCAGTGGGCGTTTCATCACGCCCCTGCCTCCAATGTCACATGGATAGGCGGCATCGCCTGCGGGAAGACGCGTGGCGTTGCCGCATCGTACCTGATCGACTGTCTATCTATCCCGTACTTTCAGGCCCTGAACACATCGGTCACTTCCGTTCAGGCCGAGCTGGCCTTTGAAATGGTCATGGGGTGGATAGAGGCAAACGACAAGCTCGAGCATCTTATCGACAATGTCTCCCTGAGACCATATCCGCAGATTGACTTCAAGAACTACTCAACCTACATCTTCAGGACGGCCGGGAAGGACGCCAGGTTCATCAGGGGTCAGGAGTTCGACAGGGTCAACTATGACGAGGCCGGGCTGGACTACGACGGCATATCCATGAAAACCCTCAGGGGTCGTCTGAGAGGCGTGAGGCTCGACGGCAGCACCAGAATGTCGAGGCTGGACGTCACCACATCTCCGACAGACGCACCGTGGCTGAGGGAGAGATTCTACAGGGGAGTGGCCGGCCACCACACAGCCGACCTGGCAAGCTACAACAGCATCAGGTCGAACATCTACGAGAACACCTACCTGACCAAAGAGCAGATTCGGCTGATGGAGGCTGACTACACCGACGAAATGATCGAGGTGGAGCTCATGGGCATGTTCCCTCAGTACGGGATGACCACGTTCCCAAGGGCGCATGTGGATGCATGTACCTACCAGGAGCTCAACGACATGATGACCGAGGCCATTCGGCCCGAAAAGGGAAAACCAAAGGCAGGCTGGAAGGAGGAGTATCACCCACGACATGGCATCACGCACTTCGAGTCTCCGCCAGAGGCCGGAGGTGTCTATATGGTCTGCGGAGACCCGGGAACGGGAGATCCTCCGAGAAGAAACGCCGGCGTCGTTACGGTCTTCAGAGTGGACATGAAGCCCTGGAGGATGGTGTACTTTGACTGGGTGTACGGGAGAGGCGCATACGCCCCATTCCTGTCATCGTTCAAGTACGCCATCGAGAAGTACAGTCCTGTCTACAGGGGAATTGACACTACCGGCACGCAGAAGGCCATCGACGAACTCGCCTTCGAGAACGAGGGGATTGCGGTGGATGGAATCAACTTCACCAGCGACAAGCAGGCCATCCTCAACTCCCTCTCGGTAGCAATCACAAATCACTGGTTCCAGTGGCCCATTATCAAGGGGCTCCTGTTCCAGGTAAGGAACTACAGAAGAGATGAAGACACGAAGAATTCCAAAATGCCCCAAGATATCGTTATGACTCTTGGCATTGCGGCTTTCCTGGCGCGCTATATGCCCGAGCAGATCAAAGAGGAAGTCATCTCTAGACGCCCGGGCGGGAGGCCACCTCGTAGAGTCAGAACGTCTCGTTCTCGGAGAAGATGATGCCCGTATACACATATCGGTGCCCGTCGTGCGGTGCCGTTTTCGATGCCGAAAAGGCAATGGCGGATCCCCATCCCGTTGAGTGTTCCTGTGGATTCAAAGGAGAGCTTGGCCGGGTCTATCGACCCACGGCCATCACCTTTCGCGGGTCTGGGTTTTACGCAAAAGATAAGGCACTCGACACCATCATCCCGGAGTACGAACTCTCCGACAGCGAGCAAACTGAGTACTACGACGAAAAGTTGAGGCACGGAGATGATCGCAACGTCAGGGTCTTTACCTAGGAGACCCTATGGGAAAGATTTTGATATGGAGCAACGGCACAGCGTCGTATTTTACCAACGTGGTAGATGCGGTCAGCAACAAGCCCTATTCGGGGTGCGAGAGGTGCCATCGCATGATGTACACGGAGGGTAACGTATGTCCACACTGTGGACAGGAGCAGTCAGATGGCTCAAAGACGGTACAAGAAAAATTCGCGAAAGGCTCCAACGTCTGAGCAGCGCGAGAAGACCGGCATCAAGAGCGGTCCGAACAAGGGAAAATACCCGCTCGCGACGAAGGCGCAGGCTCTCTCGGCGATTAAGCTGAGACACAATGGGAAAGGAGTGTCAGCATCATCAGTCCTATCGAGGGTGGCAAGATCAAAGTGGGGGAAGGACCCACAAGTAAAGGCAGCTCTGGAAAGAGCCCGAAAGGTAGACGCAAAGAAATGACAGCATGTCTGAAGATTGGCCCGTACCTCTATGAGGTTAGAAAGGCCACCGTAACGGACGAGAATGGCTTTGACTCGGACAAGTGGGGAGATGTTCGCCACGACCGGCAGGTGATCCGAATCGCCGACAACGTGCACGAAGACCTTACCCTGGTCACGCTCGTCCACGAGATGCTGCATTGTCTTGGGTTCATGGTGAACTCTGAGTATCCGGAGGCTCTGATAGGAGAGCTCGCGCCTATTCTGGTGTGCGCTCTCCAGGACAACGGAATCGACCTCGAGCCTCTCAAGAAGGTCGTAAGAGATGCCAGAACAAAGTAGGCCAATCCTTACTTCCGTGAGGGGAACGAATGCGGACCTGTTTCCCGACATCATGAGACTGTATGTCAGTGATGGCGCAGAGGTTCTCGACATGACCTATGGAAGGGGGGTGTTCTGGAGACTCATACCGGATACATACAACATTACCAAGAACGACCTGGATCCAGACAGGGGAGACTTCAGCTACGACTTCACAAGTCTTCCGGACGAGTGGACGGACAAGTTTGACTGTGTTGTTCTGGATCCGCCATACCTGTATACCGGCGGATTCGAGACCCTGAAGGACTCCATCGACAGGGGGTACAACAACAAGGCCAGGGCCGCGTCGGGAATTCACGGCGTTGCCAGGGTCCATCAGATGTATGCCCTCGCAATGGTAGAGGCCTACTGGGCCCTCAAAAAGGGTGGTATCTTCATCGTGAAGTGCCAGGATCAGGTGATGTCCGGCAGGCAGGTATGGATGCATGCCGAGATGACCAGGCTGGCGGAGATACTTGGGTTCAAGGTCCTGGACCAGTTCGTCCTGATGCAGAACGGCACGCCAACAATGAGGCATGAGGTTCAGCAGCACGGGAGGCGCAACCACAGCTTCTTTCTGGTGTTCAAGAAGTAGTTGCTTTTCGACGCCGGAAAGGCTATAATCAGGAGTTGACATGGCGAAATCAAAGAAGTTGGCCTTCCAGGAAGGCGACAAGGTCTATATCGACGGCGTCCAGTTCCAGATCATCAAGATCAAGAACGGGAATGTCACCGTTCGTCCAATTGGCGGGTACGACATGGCCGGCGAGGCCATGGTTCCGCGCCAGCCAGTGCTCGAGAAGATCAAGGACGAGCCCTACTTCGAGGAGTAACACATGGCCTACGTTGAATGGCCTGAATGGTCAGACCTGGGTGATATCAGTGGCGTCCAGAAGAGCGACTGGGAATATCAGGCATCCCAGAGAGCTGAATTCCAAAAGTACTTCAGCGGCGACGTCTTCAAAGAGAGGGTCCCGCTCGAGGTAGGTATCGACTCCGATCAGGAGCAGCCGCTGCTGTACCCGATTGGCGTCAATCTCGTCAAGCTTCTGGCTCTTGCTCAGGCGGACTCTCTATTCGGAGAGTGGGAGGAGGATATCATCCGCTTCCGGAGCAGGCAGGACGTTGACGAAACCAAGAGCGGGATAGAGGCGACCAAGCTGTGGTCGCAGATTCTGGCTGACAACAACGCGCCGTCCCTATTCAACGAGATAGCCGTAGACCGTGAAGTCTACGGCGGCTGTGCTCTTAAGGTGGCCCCGAATCTGACATCCCTCGGCCATATCTCGCTGTCCAGGGTGGACCTGAGCGCCTTCTTCCCGATATGGGACCCAGACGACCCTGATATCCTCCTGGAAGTCTACCTGGCCTATCAGATGACCAGAGAGCAGTGCAAGATCAAGTACGGGTTCGATCCCGGAAAGGATACTGCCTGGAGAATCGAGCACTGGACACCCACCACATACGAGAACAAGATTGACAATCGGCGGATCGACAAGTACTCAGGAGTCAACCCGTTCGGACTGGTGCCGGTGGTCTACATCCCGAGAATGAGAACCGATCTATTCTGGGGCGATGCCATAACGCCAGACATCATGCCGGTGCAGGACGAGCTGAACATGAGACTTGCCGATATCGGGGATGCTGTCAACTACAACTCGCATCCTATCCGGTGGGGGTACAACCTGCCGAAGTCCTTCAACTCCAGAAACTTCCCGCTTGGCCCAGAGTCGTTCTGGGACATGGGGCGCGTGATGGGGAACTCCCCTCCGCCACAGGTCGGGATGCTGGAGGCAAGGCAACCAGTTCCAGAGAAGGCCTTTGATTTCATCGGCTTCATCTACGACTGGTCGAGAACCTCAGCCTTTGCCCCTCCTATCGCCTTTGGCGAGGATCAGGGCGGCGGCCAGCGGTCCGGCCGGACGCTTGAAATCAGAATGTGGCCTTTGATGCGGGCGACCCGCAGAAGCCGCTCATACATGGCGGCTGGCATCAGACGAGTCATGCGGATATCGGCCGCAATCCTAAACCAGAAGCAGTTCCCGAACATCTCCCAGCACGAGATCGCAAGGTCGGTTGATGGGTCGATTGTTCCTGACTTCTGGCCACTCATGCCAAAGGACCAGGCTGCCATAGTCGACGAGGTTGTGAAGCTGTCGTCTATCAAGCCTATCCCCCAGATTTCTATCGAGACAGCACAGAAGATTCTGGGCAGAGGTCCGGCCGAGGTTGAGCGCATCTACGAAATGATGGAGGATCCAAGGATGGTTCAGATTCTTGAGTCCATCCAGACCATCAATGCGCCGCCCGAGCAGGCTACGGAGGAGTAATGAGATTTACCCCTACGCAGGGATACAAGGTAGCGTTCCCGACTGACGAGCACTTTCCGTTTCAGGACGAATCTGCCAGACAACTTGCGCTGGAGATAGTAAGAGACTTTCAGCCAGACCTTCTGGTCTTTGGTTCTGACGGGGTAGACTTCTACTCGGTCAGCAGCTTCGACAAAGACCCCAAGCGGTCGTTCATGCTGCAGCAGGAGATAGATGAGTGGAAAGCCGGCGCCCGAGAGTGGATATCTGCCGCGCCCAACGCGACAAGAGCCTTCATTCCCGGGAACCACGAAGACCGGATGAGGAGATACATCTGGCGCCATCCAGAGATGTCTGGGCTTGATGTCCTCCAGCTTTCCAATCTGCTCGGCCTGCCCAACATGGATATTCTCTACGATGAAGCGCACATCGGCGAGAACTACGGCCAGTCCGAGATCGAGGTGGGCCCGCTTGTGATCAAGCATGGCACCATCGTCAGAAAGAACAGCGCCTACTCGGCCCGGGGCGAGCTGGAAAAGGAGTTCCACAACGTGGACACTCTCTTCACAGGTCATACCCACCGAGGCGGGGCCCACATGGTCCAGAGCCGCACCGGCATCAAGAGAGCATTTGAGTGCTTCTGCCTGTGCGACCTGAATCCGGCGTACGTCAATCGGCCCGACTGGCACCAGGGCCTTGTATTGGCGACAATCTATGGTACAATCGTTCAAGTAGAGCCCATTCCGTTCTTTGAACTGAATGGAATCAAACACGCCTACTGGCGTGACAGAGATTACGGGAGGTAAAATGCCTGACGAAGTCGAGAATCCCCCTGTGGAGCAGCCATCTCCCCAGCCGGGACCGACAACACCGGAGCCAACCCCTCCGAAAGAAGAAGTGAGCCCTCCGGACGGATTTGTCGAAACGAAGCGGTTCACAGGGGCAATCCAAAAGATCCAAACGCTCACGGAAGAGCTGCGGGAAAAGGACCAACAGCTTGCTGCCATGAACTCGTCAATCGAGCAGCTGAAGCAGCAACAGGCGGTCCGAGACGCCGAAGCCCAGGCCGGGTTTGGTGAGCGGGACAGGAAACTCGAGGAAGCCTTGCTCGAGAAGCAGAGAATTGAAGGCGAGGCCACTTCCCTCAAGGGAAGACTTCGAAAGGTCGACTTTGCCAAGGAACTTGGCCATCCAGAATTGATCTCGATCATCGACACGATCCCGACATTCGAGGATGACGACCTTCAGAAGAAGGCCATGCAGGACATTCTGGGTTTCTCAGAGGCAAGGGTCAAAGCTCGGGAAGAGAGCCTTCTTGCCGGACTGACACCTGGAGTCTCGCCGACCAAACCGCCGGAAGAGCAGCGTCCTACAACCGATGATGGTTGGCAGAAGCTGATCGACGCGGAGCAGGACCCGCAGAAGCGGCAGTCCCTATTCGACGAGTGGTGGTCATCCAACACTAAGAAGTAGCTTCTCTTCTCTATGGAGAAGCGCACATGTCTGCGGAATACGAAACCGGGGCGATTTGGTCTACGACCCACGCTTCGAGCCAGCGGAACTACTACGAGCAGATGCTCCTGGAGACTCTGCGAACGAAGTCGATCCTCGTGCCGTTCACGGCAATGAAGGAAGACTTTCGGGCTCGAGACACCGGTGTTCTTGTGTTCACCGAGGTCTACGACACAGATCCCAACTACAATGCCCTTTCTGAGACGGGCATCTGGCTGACAGGTTCATATCTGGACAGCCGAACAGTACAGCTCAGCATGGAAATCCATGGTGACGTGCTGAAGTTCTCGGACTACAACGAACTTGTCAACTACTGGAACAACGGCGACCTGCGAGGGTTGATCCGGGGCAAGCTGGGCCAGAACCAGGTTGATTACCTGGACATCTTGGCCCGGAATGCGTTCCTGTCAGTTGACGACAACTACAAGATCTTTTCCGGCACCGGAAGCGCCGACCGATATGAGGTTGCACAGACCGACATCTTCGATCCGGAGCTTGCGGAGCTCGTGCGAGTCCACCTGGAAGAGCGGGAAATCCCCGGCGTCGTCCAGGTCGCCGATGCAGCCGGACAGGTGATTGTCTGCGCGACAACCCCACGTGTTGTTTACGACATCAGAACGGGCGCGTCAGACTGGCTCGAGGTTCAGGAATACGAGCAGACGGGACGCAAGTTCACTGCTGAAGCTGGCATGTGGGCTGGCGTTCGATTTGTTCGAACGAACCGCTTGAAGCTGTTCAACCACGGCACTGTTGCACAGGAGACCACAATCCCGACTGGTGGAGACACCGTTGTGGGGCAGGGCGCTGCTGCGACTGTTGACACGGTCTACACAGTGGGTCAGTCAGGCTCGACTCGCTACATCACGGTTGATGACAGCACCGGCTTCGCAGTCGGCGACCTTGTCACAATCTCTGAGGGTGGCGGGGACGACGGCGCCGGCGGACATCCGCCTCTGGAATCAGATGGCACTCAGGAAACACGCCGAATCGTCGCCGTGGACTCTGGTGGCGCAAATCGCCTGACCTTCGACAAGCCTCTGCTGAAGCCGCACTCGGCTGGCGACTACGTGACTAGCGGTGTTCACCTGAACGCCTCTATCTTCATGGGTGGCCCTGCTGTAGCCTACGGCGTCGGCGAGCGACCTCACCCAACTATGCCTCCTAAGATCGACGACCTGCAGATGGTCCAGAGATACGGCTGGAGAGGCTTCCTGAAGATGCAGATGTTCCGACCGGAATGGGTAGAAGTTGTCGAGTCCGGCGGATCTGTCACCTAAGCGGAGGATCGTATGAACTGGGGCCAGATGAAGGCAACCATACGGGAAGATCTCCAAGACACCGGCACAACGCCTCGCTGGCAGGATGCTCAACTGTACACGTTCTGGCTCGACGCCGTGCGGGACTACTCAATGTGGTTCCCGTACGTCCCGGACAGAATCCAGCCCACTGGGACTGGTACAGGGCCGTATACTCTGCCAAGTGACTTTGTCAGTGTGATCTTTGTTGAGGTTCCTAGTGGGCGCTTTCTAGAGGAGAGAACTCCTCGCCCAGGAGTACGGTATCCGACGCAATCAGGTAGACCCTTCTATTGGTACCTCCAGGGGGGCCGTCTATACATAGACACAGCTCCCCTGGATACCGATGAAGTGCTGCTGACGTACAACGCCGTGCACTCTACGCCAGACGACGTCAACGACGATACATCGACCATCACCATCCCAGTCGTCGACCTGGAGCTGCCAAGGCTGTATGTCCAGGCTAAGGTCTACGGTCAGATGCGCTCAAAGCAATCGTCTCTAGACCGGTTCAAGACTAAGGTTTCCTCGGGCAATACCCGAGAAGACAACCCGCTTGGGCCCGAGGTAAGCTCGATCATGAACGAGTACTATGCCAAGATCTCCGAGCGAATCCCGGGAGGGAATATACGACTGAGCCGGCCGGGGAGAATACGGTAATGGAAGGCATCGTCAACCAGATAATCCTACATGTCCAACAGGCTCTTGAGGACGCCCTCATCACGGACGTAAGTGACGATGAGCAGAGGGGCGGCACCAAGGCCGGAGTTGTCGTTGTAGGACCGCTGCAGGGAACTCCCAAGGACCCTGATGTGGCAAGGATCTCGGTAGAGGTTCACCACAACGATCCTGAGAACATCGACGGAACGTGGCGGGACGAGGTCGAGATAGTGGAGATTGGAGGGGCCGTTACCTGGGCCCGCCGCTTCACCGTCAAGATCAGATGCCTCCTGGTAAACACGAAGGAAGGTCAGGCAGAAGCCCTAGAAATCGCATCCATCGTCAGAGACCGGGCCGAGCTTGTTCTTCTGAAGACTACGTTCTCCGGTATCCAAACAGACGACGAGTACGTGAGCCGGGGCGCAATGGCCACATCACTTCAATCCGATATGCTTCAGGGGGGTGGCCCTCCTGACTCATATGACTTTCACATCAAGATCTACTTTGATGTGTACACAACACGCACAGGGGTATACGCATGACTGCTTCAGAACGCTCGTACCTAGGTCTAGCGAAGCAGACCGCCAAGGGATCT